GTATCTTCAAGAATAAGTAAAAATACTAAGGAGGTATAATACTATGGAATCAGAAAATAATACAATAGTTGCAGATGAGGTAATATTACCTTCAGATGCTATTATAGAAGATGAGACTTTTGCTACGTTAGAAGAAGCTACGGCTGCTTTTAAAGCACTTAAAGAAGCTTCTAAAGCAACTACAACAGCCCCAGAGGCACCTACTAATGTTGATGTTTTAAAAGAGATTACTGATGTATTAGCTGGTAAGGCTGAATTATCAGCAGAAGATTACCAAACACTTGAAGCGAAAGGCTTAACAGGTGATTTTGTAAATACTTATATTGAAGGATTAAAAGCCAAAGAAGTTTCAAAATTTAATGATTATGTTAAAGATTTTGGGACTATGGAAGATTATGCTGGAGCTATAGTATATGCACAGAATAATTGGACAGAAGCCCAAATAAATGCTTATAATGCTGCTATTAACTCTGGTAATAATGACCTTGCTAAATTAGTTGTAGGTGCGCTTATGAAAGAAACTAAAATAGCTAATCCTATTAAGGATAATAATTTAATACTTAATACGACTACACCAAAGGCACCTTCAACTACTGGATATGCTACCAAAGAAGATATGATTAGAGATATGTCTGATATTCGTTACAAAACAACTGTAGCTTATAGAGAAAAAGTAGAATCTAAACTTTTAAATACTGATCAATCTAAATGGTATTCTCACGCAACTAAGGGCGTATAACTTTTAGGGGATTATATATCTACTACTCTAATATAATCCCTTCTACCACCAGAGTAGGAGAAATACTTATTAAGTATTCATTTTAAATAAAATATAAATTAAAGAGGAAAACAAATATGTCATTCACTCCTACATTCCCAGGACAAAACGCAAACACAGGCGATACTAGAGCTAAGTATCTTACATTATTCACTGGTGAAGTTCTTAAATCTTTTATGATTGCTAATATCGCTCTTTCTACAGTTAGAACTAGAACTATTTCAGGCGGTAAAACTGCTCAATTTATTGTTACTGGTAATAAATATGATGGTGCATCTAATGTACATACTCCAGGTAATGATATTACAACTACTGCATTAGCTACTAATGAAGTTCTTATTACTGTTACTGATAGATACTATGAAGCATCTTTCTTAGATGACCTTGATATTGCATTATCTCAATATGATGTTAGATCTGAATTAGCTGTATCTCATGGTAATAAAATATCTAATGATATTGATAAAGCTATCTTCAAAGGTATTTTTGCTTCTAGATTGGTTGCTCCTAAAGCTGGTCAAACTGCTTCAGGTTCTATTACTGTTGATGTTTCTCATGCTACTACTGCTGAAGCTAAAGGTGATCTTTTAGTTAGTGCTTTATTTGAAGCTCAAACTATCTTAAAAGATAATTCTGTAGATACTACTAATGCTACTTTTGTAACATCTCCAAGAGCTATGTACCAATTGGTTCAATCTTCTAAGGCTGTTAATAGAGATTTTAATGATACAGGAGCTAATGGTTCTATTGCATCTGGTACAGTAATGAAAATTGCGGGTATCTCTTTGAAAGAAACTGTTAATCTTCCAGCATTCCTTGCAGATGGTACAACTCCTTCAAAACTTATCGGTATGTTATATACACCAGAAGTATTTGGTGTTGTTAAAGCAATTGATATTAAATCTGAAACAGATAGACAAGTTCAAAAATTGGGTGAATTACTTGTATCTTATTACGCTCTTGGTATGGGGACTCTTAATCCTTCTTGCCTTGTTTGCGTATTTGATGACGTAGTAGTTCCTTAAGTTCTACAAATAAGGTTCCTTTAATGGAGCCTTATACAACTTTTAATTAAAATATATGAGGATACATAATGAGCACAATATTAAATGATAATAGTTTATACGCTAATAATAAATTAGGTTTAATTAACCAATGCCTTATAAGTATCTCACAAAGACCATTAGCAGAGGGAACACTTATAGAGAATTTAGCTATAGGTTCCGCTGCTAAGATAGCATCTGATATAATCAGTAATGTTACGAGAGATGTTTTAACTAAGGGTTGGTATTTCAATACAGACTTTAACTTTCCTTTCTATCCAGACTCTACAGGTTTTATTATTATACCTCCTTTTTGTTTAAGAATAGATGTAGGAAATACTAATTTAAGAGGAAAAGTAGTCTTAAAAGGTAATAGATTTTATAATAGAACTACTTTTAGTTATGTTTTTAAAGAACCTATTAAGGCTGATGTAGTATGGCTTATGGAATATGAAATGATACCTTTTCAGGCTTATCAATATATAGCTATAAGATCAGCAAGATTATTTCAAACAAAACTACAAGGTTCCTCTGAAATTACTCAACAATTACTAATAGAGGAACAAGAAGCTTACGATAATTTAATGCGTGAAGAACTTCAATTTGAAGATTTTAACTTACTTAATGGAAGAATAACTAATAGACATAATTTTTCTTTATAATATAACTTAGGAGGATACTATAATGGCAGGAAATTTAGTAAATCACACAGTGGCTAATCTGTCAGGTGGTGTCACACAACAATTCGATGAATCAGCTTCAGAAATACAAGTAAGGGAAATGATAAACTGTATCCCTACAATATCTCGTGGTGTTCTTAGAAGAAATCCTATAACGAACTCCGCAGGATTAATGGCTACTTTAAAGTCCCTTGATTATTTTGTTTATACATATGATAGAGGAAATGATAATGAGCAATATGTTATACTTATAGGTTCTGGTGAATGGCATATCTTTAATAATAATACTAAAGTATTAGTAACTGAAGGTACTTCTACATATCTTAATATTCCAGTAGGTGTATCACCTAAAAATGCTTTTAGTATGGTAACAGTAGGTGATTTTACATTTATAACTAATAAATATGTAAAAACAGCTATGAGCTCTATTATAGATGGTATTGTAGATAGTCATAAGAAAACTGGGGTATATTGGATAAGACAAACTTCTGAGAATACTGTAAGTAATCAGATTATAAGTGGTAATACTGGTTATTTAATAGAAGGTTATAATTATTTTCTTAATGGTCAATATACAAAGGCTTATAGAAATACTATAGGTGGTGCTAATATTGATGTCCTTAAAGGTGATGCTATTGCTAAAGATTTAGCTATTAAATTAAATTATAACTATGAAGGTTCTTTTATTTATAAAACAGGTTTAAGTACTACTCTAAACTGGATTTGGGGAGACTCTAATGGTAATACTGCTTCATCTGGATTTAAAGGTGAAATACAAAGACCTGATATGTTACCTTCACAGATGCCTTTAGATTTAGTAGGTACTATAGTTAATGTTACACAAAATACAGTAAGTTCAATAGATGATTATTGGTTGAAATTTACAGGGACTAATTGGATAGAAACTATGAAACCTGGTATGGCTAATACTATAGCTTCTAATACTATGCCTCATTGTTTTGTAAGAACTTCTACTGGTGGTTTTTCTTTTATAGAATATACTGAAAGTGCTTTATCAGGAATAGGTATCGTAGGAACAGCTGGTTTAGGTTGGCAGAAAAGGGTTGTAGGTGATGAACTATCAAGTCCTATACCTTCTTTTATTAATGGTTATATTTCTCAGGTTTTCTTTCATAAGAACCGTTTAGGTTTTATTTCTAATAATAATATTATATTATCTGAAAATAATAACTTTGGAAACTTTTGGGCTACAACAGTTAGAACTATACCAGATACTGATGTTATTGACCTTACAGTTGCTACTACAGATATGTCCTTTTTAAATTTTGTAGTTCCAACTAATAGTTCTATAGTTTTATTTGCTAATAACGCACAATATGTTTTACATTCTAATAATCAATCTTTAACACCTACTACTGCTACAATTGATGTAGCTTCTAAATATAATAATAGTATTATTTGTTCTCCTATAGCTCTTGCTAATAAAATATTTTATGTATCAGAGTCTGGTGGTTATTCCCAATTATTCTTTTATAACTTAGCTCAAACATCGGCTATTACAGAAGCTTTAATGCTTACTCAAGATGTACCTTCATATTTACCTAAAAATATTCAATTATTAACTGGTAATAGTGCTTTAGGTTATATCTTTATGTGGTCTCCTGAAACAGTGGATACAGTATATATATATAATAATATTATATCTGGTAATAAATTAACTCAATCATCTTTCCATAAATGGACTTTTAAAGGTTATACTATTATAGGTTTAAATATTATAAGAAATAAACTTATAATAACCTTAAAATTAACTACAGCTACTACTAACATATCTATTGGTGATATAATATTAGAACTTCCTGGTGATTTTTCAACAACTAATTATACTGATATAGTAGCTATGTTAAATACTTCTTTTGAAAGTTATATAGAGTTCTCTAAATGGTTTATAAAAGACCAAAACGGTAATGGTAGCAAAAATGGAAGACTTCAAATACATTCTATAGAGTATTCTATAAATAAAAAGTCTTCATATGCTACTTATATAGTAACAGATGATGGAACTATATCTACTGAATTAGGTGTATGGAATGATTTATCCTCTTGGTCTGATAGTTATGTTTGGACTGATGGTATAGATTATTATACTGTAGTAGATACTAATAATCCAAAAGTATGTATTTTAGGAAATTCTAAAGATACTTTAATAGTATTTAAGAATGATATTTTAAATAGTACAAAAGGTTTCGAATTAGAAACTATAAACTTCGAAGGTTTTTACCACCAAAATAGTCAAAGAATTTAACATAAGGAGATACTACAATGATTTCAACAAAAAAATTTTTAAATGTAGATGGACTTCAAAAACGATTTGTAAGTGAATTTGTTATAGCATCTGATCAACATGTTAATGTTTATGTACATACTTTAAATTTACCTACTATAAATGATTTAGTAGATAAAAATTTATATGATATGATAGATAACTCTGTATCATTCTATACAGCACCTTTAAAAGGTTCTTTAGTTACATTAGAAGTAGCTACTAATCTTGAAGATTTTGGAAATGTTATAAGTCTTCCTGCTGCTGATAGAGCAGATAATGCTGCTAATGCTTCTGAACAATATGCTTTAGAAGCCTTAGGTTATAGAGATCAAGCACATGATTACGCTGATGCTGCTTATAATAGTGCCTTAGATGCTAATAATAGTGTTATTAAAATAGGAAACTCTGTAAGTCAAGCTAATAATGCTGCTTCTAATGCTTCTGCTAGTGCTACTGCTGCACATAATTCAGAAGTACATTCACAATCTCTTTATGAAACTATAAGTAATCTAGAAAGTTCTTTTGTAAATACTGCTACAGGTGCTATTGCTATAGCTAAAGAAGCTCTTGATAAGTCAGAAACATCTATATATACTTCTAATTTAGCTTTAAATGGAGCTAATAGTGCTATATCTACTGCTAATAATGCTTATCAAGATGCTATAAATTCTGTATCTCTTGCTAATAATGCTATAACTACAGCTAATAATGCTTTAACAACAGCTAATGATGCTTATCTTAACTCTACTGATGCAATAGATAAAGCTAATAAAGCTACTACTAACGCTACTTCTGCTTTAACAAAAGCTACATCTGCAGAAGAAACAGCTAGTACAGCTTTAACAGTAGCTACAACAGCTGAAGTAGATGCCCAAAAAGGTATTACTAATGCTGCTACTGCTCAGGCTAAAGCAACTTCTGCTTATAATTTAGCTTCTTCAAAAGGAACTATATATTATACTAATATTGAACCTACATCTCCAGCTATTGATGATATGTGGATTGTTATAGATACAGGTGTAACTTATATATATACAGAAGCTTCATCACCAGGTAATCCTTCTTGGGATGCTACACATGATACTATTTTACAATCTGAAATAGATACTCAGGAAGCACGTATAGATACTATTATAGATGTTTCATTAGCTAATATAAATATACAAAATACAACTATGCAAGGTATCCTTGATGGTTATGGTATAGATATAGGAAATATAAAAGGAAATGTCAGTACATTAGACACTTCTGTATTAAATGCGCAAAATGATGCAGATACAGCTAATAATACAGCTAATACAGCATTATCTACAGCTAATACAGCTAAAACTACTGCTGATACAGCTAATACTACAGCTAATACAGCTAAAACTACTGCTGATACAGCTAATACTACAGCTAATACAGCTAATACTACAGCTAATACAGCTAATAATACAGCTAATTCTAAAATAAAAAGCTATTATCAAACAACTGCTCCAACAGGCTCTTTAAATATAGGTGATATATGGTATAATCAAGCACCAGCTTCATCTCAACCTACAACATTATATACATCTAGATATAATGGAACATCTTGGATTTATATAACTTCTGAAAAATGCTTAGGTAGCATTTCAGGTGCTTATAGTATTCCAAAAGGTTCTATTTATTATAATTCATTAACAAATGATTTATTAACAGGTGCTGATTTAGGTGGAGCAGCGGTATCAGCAAAAATAGTAACATCTGTTTATAAGGGAGATATTGGATCTTCATCCCAAAAACCAAGTGCTATATATTCTTCTATTTTTTATTCTAACGCTTATAGTATAGGTAATCTTTCTGAAGGATTACTATGTACAACTGGAGGTTTTGTTACTCTTAGAAATAGTGTAACTACTACAAGAGATTATATTTTTACATCAAATGCTTATTATGTGGCTACTGATAATGTAGTATCATTAGGTAACTCTTCTAATAGATGGACCACAATTTATGCTTCTACTGGAAGTATTAATACATCTGATGCTCGTTCAAAGCAACAAGTATTACCTTTAAATGAAATTGAAAAGAATTTAGCTATTACCTTAAAAGGACTTATAAGAACATTTAAGTTTAATGATAGTGTAATTGAAAAAGGTTATGATAATGCAAGAATACATACAGGTGTTATAGCTCAAGAAGTTGAGCAAGCCTTTAAAGATGCTGGTTTAGATGCTTTTAAGTATTCTATTTTA